GGCCCTGCTAGTTCAACAGATAATGCTATTGCGAGATTCAATGGAACAGGCGGAAAGACACTACAAAATAGTACAGTTACTATCTCGGACGATCCTCCGATTGTAACTATTGGAGATGGTACGGCAGAAGATACTACTATAGTCTTCGATGGCAATGCAAAAGACTTCTATGTAGCCTTGGATGATTCGGCGGATAAACTTCTTATTGGGGAAGGCTCTACTGTCGGTACTAATCCCATCCTTACTATTACTGATGATACTGTAACCTTGGGTGATGGGGCTGCTGTCGATACAGCAATTGTATTCGATGGGAACGCAAAGGATTTTTATGTTGCCCTAGACGATTCAGCAGATAAGTTGCTTATAGGTGAGGGTTCTACAGTTGGTACTAACCCTATTCTAAGTATAACAGATGATACCGTTACTCTAGGCGACGGTGCAGCAGTAGATACTTCAATAGTTTTCGATGGCAATGCTAAAGACTTTTACGTAGCTTTAGACGATAGTGTCGACAAACTAATTATTGGTGAAGGTTCTACTGTTGGAACAAATGAAATACTGAGCATCACTGATGATACGGTTACCATAGGTGATGGATCAGCCGTCGATACCTATCTTAACTTTGATGGGAATGCGGTTGATTATCGTATAGGCATAGACGATGGTACTGATAAATTAGAGATTGGAGCAGCGGTAGCACATGGCACTACTACTGCAATAGCTATTGATTCAGCAGCGGATATGACGCTAGGTGGTTATATTAACTTCTCTGATGAGCAGGCTATAAGACCGCAGTTGAAGGACTATGCGGAAACGGTTGCCGCAGCGGGTACAAAAACTGCCGCTTTTGACCTTGATTTAGAAAGCGGAAATGTCCAAACCTTAACTATGTCTGGTGGCGGAACATTTAATATAGGAATCACCAACGCATTAGGTTCTCACTCTAATTCAATAACAATCTTAGGAACAAATCTTGGGAGTTGTACAGCTACATTTTACGCTGGAGCGCATGATGGGGGTGGTAACAAAGTTTATTGGGCTGGTGGTGACGACACTAGTAATAACTTGATGACAGCTTCTGGAACTGACGTAGTCACCTTCACAAGTTTTGACGGGGGGACTAAATTTTATGGTTTTGTCGCAGGGAAAGGAATGACAAACTCATGAGGATAACATTATGTCGTTAGGGGCAAACAAAGCGGTACTTATGGGAACAGCCGGTTCCTTTGAAGGCATGGTTGCTACTGGTGGTACTATAACTACAGATGGGGACTATAAAGTACATTCTTTTACTTCCTCTGGAACTTTCGAGGTAACAACATTAGGCAGTTTAGCTACTGTTGATTACTTGATAGTTGCCGGTGGCGGTGGCGGCGCATCTTCTAGTAGTACATCTGCTGTTTCTTCGGGTGGTGGCGGAGCAGGAGGTTATCGTTATTTTACTGACCACACTGTAACAGCAACTACTTTTTCTGTTGTTGTTGGTTCTGGCGGCGCTATACAAAGTAGTAATGCGTCTGCTGGTAATAGCGGCGCTAATTCATCAGCGTTTAGTACCACAACTACAGCCGGTGGCGGCGGCGGTGCTCGAGCTGGCCCTAATGCAAGTCCAGGTGGTTCTGGTGGTGGTTCTTCTGGTCATCAACCGGGAGGCGGGGGAATTGCTGGATCAGGTAATGCTGGCGGTTATACCCCTTCAGAAGGAAACAACGGTGGTACTTCCGATACCAGTTACTCAGGGGCTGGTGGAGGAGGTCATACTGCGGCTGGTCCGGGCGGAACAAGTAGCTCTGGTGGCGCTGGTACAGCCAACTCCATAACCGGCTCGTCTGTTACTTATGCTACGGGAGGAAATGGTTCAGGTTCTGGTACGGGTACGGATGGTGAAGGTGACGGTGGTGGGGGTGGTAGTGGCAATGATAGCAGTACTGTACCGGGTGGTGCCGCCGGTGATGGTATATGTATTGTTAGATACAAATTTCAATAGAGGGTAATATGACTTATTTTGCCAAAATAGATGGGAATAATACAGTTACTTCGGTGATTGTTGCGGAACAGGACTTTATTGATGGTGGAGCAGTTGGTGACGCTTCCAAATGGATTGAAACATCTAAAAATGCTTATGGTGGGGTTGGTTTAAGGAAAAATGCCGCTTGTGTTGGTGGAACCTATAATGAATCTATAGATGGTTTTGTCCCCCAAAAGGAATACGTAAGTTGGATATTGAATGAAACTACTGGCTTGTGGGATTCACCAATTTCTCACCCCGGTGGGAGATATGAGTGGAATGAGGACACACAAAATTGGGTAGAGGTTCCGATAACCATTCCCTGATTCTATGCCTTTGTGAAAATTAATAGTATCGTTATTGTTGGTGGCGGTTCATCTGGATGGTTTACAGCATCAGCGCTCAGTAAACACTGTCCAGAAATTGACGTTACTCTTATAGAATCCCCTGATGTTCCCACTATAGGTGTTGGAGAATCTACTTTAGGGCATATCAATCCATTTTTTAAAAGTCTGGGTATGAAAGATGAGGATTGGATGCCTCATTGTAATGCTACTTATAAAGCATCAATCAAGTTTACAGATTTCCATGTAAGAGGGGAGTCGTTTCATTATCCATTTGGATTTGAAGATATGACCAATACCATTTATGGTAAAGATGATTGGTTTTTTAAGAAATGGATGTATCCAGAAACCTCTTGGGAAGATTTTACAAGGTCTTACACAGCACAAATGCCTTTAATAGAAAATAATAAAATCTATATGGGCGATAAAATACCTTCTTACAAGCCAGAAAGAGATGTGGCTTATCATATGGATGCTACCCTGTTGGGTAATTGGATGAGAGATAATTTATGTGATATAACTCATGTAAAAGAAAATATTGTAAGAGTGGTTTTGGATGATAAGGGGTCGATAGAAAACTTAGTAACAGATAATGAAAACACATATTCTGCTGACTTGTTTATAGACTGTAGTGGATTTAATTCTATATTATTAGATGGTGAGTTTAATGAGTCTTTCAAATCTTACAGTGATGAGCTAATAAACAACAAGGCATGGGCAACTCATATGCCCTACACTAATAAAAATGAACAGATGGAGCCTTTTACGAATTGTACAGCAATAGAGAATGGTTGGGTATGGAATATACCTCTGTGGGATAGTATAGGCACTGGATACGTATTTAGCGATAAGTTTGTTGACGACAATCAAGCACTACAAGAGTTCCAGAAACATATTGGTCAAGGGAATGAACTGGACTATAAACTTGTAGATATTAAATGTGGTAGGCATGAAAGGTGTTGGGTGAAAAATTGTATAGCAATAGGACTATCTAATGGATTTATAGAGCCTTTAGAATCTACGGGGTTATTTTTAGTACACGAGACTATCAACAAGCTCATAATATCTTTACAGAAAGATAGCGGATATGTAAATCAATTCACGAGAGATAGTTTGAATCGTGAAGTAGGGATACAGACAGATTCCTTAAAGTATTTTTTAGTATATCATTTTATAGATTCTCAACGGGATGATACTAAGTATTGGAGATGGTATACTCAAGAATTAGAAATGTCAGATTATTTTTTCCCGAATGATGGGGAGGCTCATGCTATAGGCGGAGGTTTGTGGGAAGAAGTAAACTTGGCTGGAATTAGAAGTGGTAGACTAAATGAATTCTTAACGGATTTGAGTAGAATACAATTACAATACCATACATTTAATAATGCCAATCTTGGATTACAATGTATTGCCGTGGGCCACCATAATGGTATATACACTGATTATATTAGAAGTTCAATGTCGGAAGTAGATAAGGAAAATCTACAGAAAACATTTAACTATTGGGATAAACGAAATAAGGAAATTACAGAATTTTCAAAGCATTGTCCGACAATGTATGAGTATTTGAAAGAGAACATACACTAGAGAGGTCTAATATAACATCTCTCACAAATGAGTGGTTTGTTTTTAATACGGGCTCTATAGAGAAAAAAACCTGTAATAAAATTAAAAGTCTTGGTAGTAAAGGCTGGAAAGAGTCATCTATTGATGTTTCTAAAGTAACTACTAAGGAAGAAAGAAAAACAGGAAAAAAAGGCGATTTTAAAACAGACTATAAAATAAGGATAAGTGATGTTGCGTGGTGTAACGAGCAGTGGGTTTATGATTTAATTTGGCCTTATATGGAACAGGCAAATGAAGAAGCTGGTTGGAGATATGAAATAAAAGCGGCTGAGTCTGTTCAGATAACTCGTTATAAAAAGGGTGGTTTTTTTAATTTTCATACAGATGGGAGGGGAGATCATCTATCTGCTTATAAGAGCCCAAATAATGGGTTCCTTCATGGCAATGTTAGAAAGTTAAGTATGTCTGTAATGTTAAATGATAATTTTGACGGTGGTTCGTTTGAGTTCGCCTCTTATAGTAAAGGAAATTGTGAGATTACACCCGTAGAGGCAACGGTTGGCTCAGTAATTGTTTTTCCCTCTTCTGTGGAACACCGGGTTGCGCCCGTAACAAAGGGTATAAGATATTCTTTAGTTGCTTGGTTTCTCGGCCCACCATTCAAATAATTAAGGGCTAATAATGGCATTAATACCAATTGATAATGTAGGCGAAACTGGAATTGTTAAGGATATAAATCCTTGGCAACTGCCGCCTAATGTCTGGTCGGAAGGGAATAATGTAAGGGCTGAACACGGCGCTATACAAAAATCTCCGGGTTATTTAGAGGTCATGGAGTCTTGCCCAATAGACCCTTATTACATAACTAATTTGGAAGCTGGGACTTCCAGTTATTGGATAATTGGTGGACTTACGAAAATATACGTCTGGAATGGTTCAGCGTGGACAGATATTACTAGGTCTTCAGGCGGAGACTATAGCGCAACAGCCGCAGAGAATTGGACATCTACTGTTCTTGGCGGAATCCTGATTATGGCTAATGGTTATGATAATCCTCAATTCTGGGCGTTAGGGGCTAATGGATTGCCTTCTACAAGCACTAAGATGGCAGACTTGACTGCGTGGCCAACCAGTCCGGTTTCAGAATGCTTTTCATTGAGGGCATTTCGATCCTTCTTAATAGCCCTTAATGTAACCAAGTCATCAGTAAATTATCCTAACCTTGTGAAGTGGTCTACAGAAGCGGCTACTCAGACAGTACCCTCCTCATGGGAGGAAACTGATGCAACCGTAGATGCTGGTGAATACTCCTTGGAAGACAGTAAAGGAAAAATCTTAGATGGCCTTCCTCTTGCTGACTCCTTTATGATCTATAAGGAAGATTCAACCTACATGATGACGTATATTGGCACTCCATTCATATTTGCTTTCAGACAAATTAGTCCGAATGTCGGCGCACTAACTAAGAACTGTGTCGCTGAGTTTGATGGCGGTCATTTTGTATTTGGAAATGGAGATATGTATATTAATAATGGTCAGAAACTGACTTCTCTTTTGCCACATAAAATGCGTGACCACGTATTTAATAATATATCTGGGGACGATTACGAAAAATCATTTGTTGTTGCAGATTACGGAAATACAGAAATGTGGGCCTGTTATGTGTCCCAATCCAATACAACCAATGCACAATGTGATAAAGCCCTAGTCTGGAATTGGTCTAATGGTACATTCACCGAAAGAGATTTGCCTAATCTTGGGTTTATAGGATATGGAACTGAGGGCAATCCATTGGCTCCCGGATCATGGAATGCGGCAACTACCAACTGGAATACTGATACATTAAACTGGAATCAATCCGCAACCACATCTTTCTTCAACCTTGCTGGTAAAACATTGGTAATGGCCTCCCCAACAAATACAAAAATATTTAGGCATGAAACCGGTAATACAGAGGACGGCTCTAATATGACAAGTTATATCCAGAGAACTGGATTAACAATAGATGAGCGGGGAAACCCAGATCAGGCTATGGTTAAACATATATCTTCTGTTTGGCCTAAAATGACGGTAAATCCTGACTCTGAGGATGATGCAGTTAATATTTATGTTGGCTCCCAAATGTCAACTGAAGACTCTATTACTTGGGAGGGTCCATATACATTTAATCCTGATGAACAATCCAAGGTTCCCGTTAGAGTTACAGCGAAGTATATAGGTGTAAAATTTGAATCTACGACTGATACCACTTGGAGATTAGATGGTTATGCGTTAGACATAAGGAATGTAGGTACAAGGGGATCGGTATCTAGGTAATGGCTACTTACGCTGATAGGGTAGTTAAATCCGTAACACATTATGAACCTGGTCCATTGCCTCTTGATAATGAAGACCTTGGGTTATATGTTGTTAATGAGTTGAAAAGAATTGGCGATGTATTTTTTAACCAAGCTACTTTCAGATTAGAGAGAACTAATGTCGCACCTACTAGACCTAGAGAGGGTGATGTAAGATACGCAGATGGAACAAATTGGAACCCCGGATCAGGGGAGGGAATTTACTTCTTTAAAAAAACTACTAGTGCATGGGTAAAACTTTGAAGGCTCAAATCGTACAGCCAGAAGATATTGCATATATCTGGGATCAGGTTTTCCCTCTTCTTGAAAGAGTCAAGGAATATAGTGAGGGTGAGGCAGAGCCTGATGACTTTTTAGAGCCTCTAACTCATGGTGATATGCAGTTATGGATAGCAACAGAGGACAAAGAAATAATCGCCGCTCTGGTGACTCAGGTTGTTTCATATCCCCAGAAAAAGATACTGCGCCTTATATCTTTAGCTGGTGAGGACTTTAATAAGTTCAAGCATTTTCTGGACATGGTTCAGTCCTTTGCAATAAAAGTAGGATGTACTGGGCTTGAGTTATGGGGGAGAAAAGGCTGGAAGAAACTACTTCCTGACTGGGAATCTAATTATATAGTCTACTCAAAAGACTTAAAACATAGGATGCAATAATGGCTTATTTCGAAAATACCACCATACCTAATAATGTTCTGAATGCTATGAGGGCTGAAGACCCAGGCAAATATGATCGTATATTAGCCCAGCTTTCAAATGCCATAACGAACCAAGACAGTAGGGATGCTAATGATGCAATAATGAAAATTGCTTACTTTTCCAAGCAAAAACCCGGATCGGAGGAATACGGGGTAGGGCCGGGAAATGCCAATGTATCTAAGATACATAGTGGTCATTGGAGAGTAAATGCGGGTATTATTGATAATTATATGCCTTGGGCGGCAGAACACGTTAATTCGTCTGATTCGGTTTATAAGCAGTGGAACGGTGACACAATAACCTACGATGACCTGAAAGGCGCGGCTATAAATGGTAAAATTGTTGACTGGGGTCAACGGGCGCACACCGAAGGCGGCGGTAAAATGGATGTGCCTAACCCCTATATAGGGGAAGATGCAGCCCCTCCGACTAATCCTACATTTACTGGGGGAGCCACCAATACTGATTTAGGAGCTATTTGGCCTAACGTAGATTGGACTACTCAAGGCCGTCCTGGGGCCGAAGGTTTAGAACAATATCCTTATTGGCAAAGTATAGATAACGGCGGTCCTACAGAATTACCACCCCAAAAACAAATGGATTTGTCAGCTTACAGGACTGGATCAAGGGACTATTGGAATAAGTATATTCCCCAAGAGTCACGTGGTCTTCTTGAGATGACTCGACAGCTACAGCCGGAATATTCACTAGCTTATCAACCGGGTGAGTTCCGTGATCCCACTTCGTGGGCGGCAGGGTCTGGGGGACCGGGAAAACCCGGTGGCTTTATCCCCGAAGGGGCGTGGAGAAGGGCTACTGTTAAACCTAGTGCATATATGCCTAAACCCGCTCTACCCGGTACTGTTAGCCCTAATCTATGGGCTAGGGATACAACTGGCAAGTATACCAATATAAACGCCCCCGGCTGGGGAACTTGGGGTACTGCGGCGGGAACAAATCCATGGGATTTTACATCCCCGGCGATGGGTACTAATGTTGCTTGGCAACCTTGGAGCGCTGAACAGCTGAATTTAAATCCACAAACATCTAAAAACTGGCAAGGCTTATTGGCGGATATTGACACCTCCCCAACAATAACACCTGGATTGTTGACTACAGGAAAAGGTGGACCAATAACCTTTGGAACTTAATCGGAGATAGCATATGAGTGGCGGAATAACAACAGGCATAACAAAAGAAGGCCCATGGGAACCACAGAAAGAGTATCTCCAGAGAGGTATGGCGAGGGCCGAATCAGCCTATAAGGGTGGCCCTGCTCCCTATTTCCCCGGAAAAACTCTAGCTGGTTTTGATCCAGCCCAGCAAGCTGCACAGGCGCAGACGTTAGGTTATACGTTAGGTCCAAGGCCTGCTGCACAACAGGCTATGGCTGAACGTCAGATGGGTAGAACCTATGACTGGGCTAGACAGATGCCACAGGCTGGATTGTCGGCATTGCAGAGGCAGGCAAATCTCGGTAGCTTAATGCAGACATATGGGGGGAAGGGGGTTGCCGAAACTTACCCCACATACACCGATATGATGAAGGGCACGGTTGATACTGGCGCTGATTCGCCTTACGGAAATATAGCAGACGCTTATAAAGATCAGGTGCTAGGTCAACTTACTGATCCAACATCTGGAGTCTTGCCTGGAATTAGGACAGGCCTTGTAAACTATCAGCCGGGTGGAAGTAGTAGAGGAAATATGCTACAGCAGAATGCGATTGTCGATGCCGTTACAAAAGGTATGGCAATGCCTATGGCTCAGATGTATGGACAGGCTTACCAACAGGCTCAAGGCGCTAGATTACCAGCCGCGCAAGCCGCATTAGCTGGTAGACAACAGCAAATGGATGCCATAGGGCAAAGGGCGCAAATGGAACAGGCCGGATTCGGTCAATATATGGGTGGTCTACAGCAGGGCGCTCAGACTGGCCTAGCGGGGATGCAACAGTACCCCGGTATAATGGCAGCCCCAATGGCTATGTATGGCGCTACGGGCGATGTAGGAGCTCAGAGAAGGGCTATGGCTCAAGAGTCAATCAATCAGGCTATGCAGAAGTACGAATATGGTGCTACGGCTCCTCAGACGGCACTTCAGAATTTCATGGCTGGAATATCCGGTGAGTATGGCGGGACGCAACAGGCTAGACCTAGCGCTCTTCAGAGTATGGGTCAGATTGGTTCATTTCTAAGCGGGTTAGAATAATGGCTGACACACGACTTAGAGATTACTTCATAAAGCCTTTTCAAACCTTTGGAGGGATAAACCCATTTTCAATGGGGAAAAGTAAAGAGGAAGAAGACCTAAAGAGGTTGAGGGATTATAAGGAGGGGAACGTTGACTTAAAAAAACGAGACACAAAAAGTCCTGAATACATCTCCATAAATAACGAGCTACTTGCGGTCCAAAGAGATGCCCAAATAGCTGCGTTTCAAGGAGCCCAGAAAGGCGCTCCCCAGTCTTATACAGGGAAACTCGGAGAACCATTCTCTATGTCTAAGTATAGAAGCACCGCTATGTTTCCAGAAAAAGGTACGGCTAGGAGCGATCCAGCAAGACTTCAGGCTTCCCCTGTTGGTTATAAGGAAGAGCCTTGGTGGAGGCAGAATCCCTACGGTTCTCCCAGACGAGAAAATTATTCCATCTTCAGTATGAAACCTTACTCATGGTAGATAATAATGGCTGAAAATACATGGTTTACAGCAAAGCCCGGAGATACGGTTCTCGGTATAATAGACAATACTTTCGGAAGGCTTCCTCAAGTAGAAAAAGATAGGATGCTTAAGGAATTTGAGTACCTAAACAAAAGAAAAGCAGGGAACATAACGGCTGGGGAAGGCTATATTCTTCCTAGTACAACTTGGCATAGGGATAGAGTTGGGGAAAGGTTCGGACCTGATGAACTCCTTGAGGTTATCTCTGCTGGGGCAGCCTATAGAAATAAAGCTCTGGGCAGGGTTAATGCTTGGAGAGAATTAACTGATCAAAGTCCTGCCACCTTTACCCCAAGTAACTTGGCAAGTAGTTTGAGATCCTACAGTTCAGCTACAGATAAAGATATACAAGATAGGATAGTAGCGCAGGCATTGGCAGCGGGTATTGATAGGATAGAAGACCTTGATCCTTGGTTTACAAGAAAAGGATACGATAAGGTTTTCTTGAAGGGTACAGCTGATGCCTTGAGAGCGCGGTTGAGCGAGCAAAGAACCGCAGAGTTACAGCCGGGAAGAGTAGCAAAGCAACTTCAAGAAATAGACGCCGCAAATACTAGGACAATTATTAGAGATGGCCTCCAGGTTCCCCAAGTAAGAAATGACGAAAGCGGCTGGGAGTGGATTGATGATCCGGCTCTGCAATCATATCCTCGATTTAAGCCTGACGCACCAACAGTACCGACAGTAAAACAGTTTTATGAGGACGGCCAAGTTGTATTTAAGCAATACGATCCAGAAGATAACACTTGGAAAAAGGTTCCAGGCACAGAGGCGGCCCCAAGATGGCAGACTACGGATGCGGCTCCTGCCCATAGAACTATAAAAAGGGACGGCAAAGAAATTGTCCAGAACTGGGACAAAGATAAAGAGGTATGGGTGGATGTAGAGGAAGCCCCTCGGTGGAAAGAAGTTGAAAAATCAGCTAGGCATAATAACTGGGAAGAGTGGGTTGTTATGGAAAACACCCGCCGCCGAGAGGCTAGTGAAGCAGAACTGACTAAGGCTGAACTGGCAGCCAGCTATAAGAAATTTGTTTTGACCGAACAAGCGGAAGTAAAAGAGCCGACCTACCAGCTTAAGTCTATTACTGCGCTGATGGATAAGAAAGAATCCTTCTTGGCTACCTCCCACACAATAAGTAGAATGCTGAATCAGCTTGCAGACCCTGATGTAGTGCTTGGTGGGATTGGCAGTATTGTTTCTGGCTTTGCAAACATTACGGGGCAATGGACTCAGTTAGCGACTACCATTGGGGAGAAAAAGTTTCTTGACCACGAACTTTATAGATGGGGTAGGGCGGCTAAGGGTGACCAGTTAAGGGGTAACATTACTGCCCTAGCTTATTCTTTGGCAAGGGCGGCAGAAGAATCTGGGGGTAGATTAGCTAAAGAAGATGTGCAAATGCAAGTAGACCGTCTAAGTGGTAGCCTCCAGAGCAAAAACAGATTCGCCGCAGCCTTGTTTGAGGTTCATAATGAAACATTGGCCTTAATGGAACATAAATATAAAGTTTCAAAGGATGCGAAAGTGCCAGGAACAGAAAGATCTTGGGAAGAGTACTTAGCGTATGCGGGAACTGGCAAACTGATGACATTTACACATGGGGCTATGGAGGGAGTAGGTTACGAAATTTTTGTGATTGATGAAGATGGAAATAAGAGAAGTAAAATGCAACCTATAGCTATGTGGAGTATTACAGAATAATGGCTACCTATGAACCAATAGACCTAGATGAAGAGGTAATTGTACAGCCTACAACTACCCCGCAGTTTGAGGCGATCGATATGGATCAAGTTACTGTGGGTGATACTTGGACTGAACTAGAGGATCGACATCAGTCTTGGTATCAGCCTGGAATGGACTTTTTGGAAGGGTTAAATCGAGCGGCTGCCTCTGCGGTTCAGATTCCTTTTGATGTAGGGAGAGCAGCCCACCAAGTTATATGGGGTGGTGATGTAGCCTCTTGGTTGCCGAACTTTGACCCAGACCACCCCACGGCTGGTGCTGGGGCTATAGATGATCTTCTTACTTTAGCAAATGCAACAGGTCCACAAATTGGCGTGGAGGTAGACCCAGGTAGTGTTGGCTATAGGGTTGGTAAGCACGCCGCCCTTAACTTGGCTACTGCTTACCCGCTCCTAAAAGGCGCGCAAGCTGCAAAATATACTTGGGGGTGGTTTGACCCCTTGGTTGATTATGTAAGAACTAATCCGTTGAAAGCTATCCTATTTGATGTAGGGTTGTCTATTCCAATGGGTTTTGGGGAGTATATTGGAGAGAAAATCGGTTGGCCTGACCCGGAAACTGGTGGGCAGTTGGGTACTATTGCAGGGTCTACTATTCTTGCTGCTCCATACCTAGGTTGGAAAGCAGTCCAAGGGATTTTAAGCAAGGTTAAGGGTGTTAAAGGCCTCGGCCTAACGCCAGAAGCTAGGGAAAAACTAGCTACCGATCTACTGGAAGGTGTGATGACCAAAGATCAGCTTGCCGCCCTGAAGGCTGGCGACTATGAGATGCCTGAAGTAGGTGGCTCATTTACTACTGGTGAGGTTTTGAATGCTGGTGGTCTAAGCAGGCTTAGACAGTCTATTATAGATCAATCAACTCCCGCCCAAGAAGCAGAAAAGTTACGGGTAATAGCTAGAGAAGATGATCTGGTTGCCGCCTTGAGTATTTTTCAGGGGGATAACACTCAGTCTGAAGCATCTAGGTTCTTAGCCAGAAGAATAATGCAAACATTATCAAAGATGAGCGCGAGGGTAGACAGAGCAAAGGCTGATGCACAGGTTAGGATTGATAGACTAGGACGAAATGTCGATCCTGAGGTTGCCGCAAAGATTGCGAGAGAGGAGTTTGATAAAGCCTACCAATTAGCTAGAGAGGATGAGAGGGGGATATGGTCAAAGATAGGGGATGGTCGATTTACTACAGATGCTGTTGTTCAAAGGGCTAAAGAAATTATTGCTGCTACTCCGCGCCTATCTGGAGAAAAGGGTCAACCTGACTTACCCATCGCTATACTTGAGATAGCCGGAAAAGATGCTGTTTTTAATGAAAAAGGGGAAATTGTACGAGAGGCTGTTCCTAGCACCTTGAGGGCTATTGAATCAATAACGGAAATATCTGCTTTAAGTTCACGAATTAACAGGGATATAAGAGAAGCCTATTCACAGGGTAAAACTAATCTTGCCCGGCTACTTGGACAGCTTAGGGATTCAATCTATGATGATATAATTCCGGTAGGGACTGTAGATCAAGCAGCTTTATCTAACGCTAGGAAATTCTCTAGGGTTTTAAATGATAAGTTTACAAGGGGGGCAATGGGTACACTTCTTAGCACAAAATCAACTGGTGCTTTAGCGGTTGATCCAGAGTTGACTTTGACTAGGTTAGTCACTCCTGGCCCAGTGGGGAAAATTGCGGTTCAAAAGTTACTAGAATCGGCGGCTTCAATGAGGGTTGATGGAAAGCCTGTGCGGGATTCTACCGAAGCAGTTTCTCGCATGAATGAAATGATACAGCAACATCTCCTAAATCAGTTCGCCTTAAAAACTACGAATAGCGAGGGGATATTTAGCCCTGGATCGGCAGTAACCTTTGTGCGGAGCAATCCTTCACTAGATTTGTTTCCAAAACTAAAGGCCCAGATGCTTGATGCAAGTGAGGGACAGAGACTCTATGATAGCGTTTCTGTGGTTGCTAAAAATAGAGCTAACAATATAAACAAGCAGGCTATCGCCTCTAGGGTTACTAATTCAGAGATTCCTATAGCCATATCTGAGATATTTAGATCAAAGAACCCAATAAAAGATATAGATTCTTTACTCAGGTCTGCCGCTAAGGACGAGAGCGGTGACACTCTAGGCGGAATAAAGAGTGCTTTATATGACCACATAATATCAAAGATAACGCGAGTAGGAAGTGATCCCAATAGAAATATTATAAATGTAGAACAGGCAAACGCTTTTATAAACAATAAAACTAACAGAGCTGTAGTTAGGAAAGTTTATGGTGAGGTCGCACTTAGGTTATTAGATGCTGTGCAGAAGGGTATGCTATATCAAGCAAGAGGAAGGGATCTTAGGACTCCCGCTGGTGCTAAGGCGCGGGGGACTGGGTTAGCCCAAGAATTTGCTGGTAACTTAGGAACACTTCTGGGGGCAAGGCTCTTAGGTGGTATTACTGGTCATACGTTGCTGGCTGCTGGCATTGGTAAGAGGTACGCACTTAGATTCGTTAACCTAGTAGCTAAAGCCCCTCAAGATGAGATACTGGCTATTCTGCAAAAGGCGTTAGAAGACCCAGGATTTGCAAGAGACTTGTTAGTTCCCCTGAGAAGGTTTACCACAGAACAGGCTATGGGATTATACAAATATCAGATAATAAAAGACATGATAAACAAAAGCGCTTCAATTGATTCAGAGCAAGTGATTAGTGGCGCAAACGCTGTTCGATCCAGGGTTAGCGCTTACTAGAATGAAAACTCTATTATTATTCTTCTCCCTAACTATGGCAACCTATGCAGGAGCCCCAGTAGATTCCTATAAGGAAATAAAGGCTTACCCAGTTCTTTGTACTCCTACACTATCATCATTGATGAGCGCGTTGACTACGGATTACGCTGTTCACGTTGCCTCTACGTTTACCGAGAACCCGGAGGCTTTTATTATGATTGTGGAAAATCCTAATACGGAAACTGCTGCCATCATACGCATAACCGAACATTCGTCATGCTTGATATTTAGTGGTATTGAACTACAGCATTTCACCAGACCTGAAGGGATGGCGCCACCTGAAGCAAGTATAAATAGGAATACAGAAACATGAGCGAAGAAAAATGGCGCGTTAATAAATCTGTTTCATTATGGCATATGATCGCTACTGTAATGCTTTTGATTGGCGGCTTTACATTCATCTATGATCTCAGGGAACGGGTTGCAGTTTCAGACTTCAAGATCGGCGCAATGGAGCAGAGATTTGAGCGGATGGAAGACAGAACCAACAACCAGTTCGATAAGATCATGTCTCATCTGGCTCGACTGGAAAACAAGATGGACGGTTACTTCTCTAACAGACTTAGCGTAGAACAGAAGGGCGGATGAAACATCTTAAAGATAAAAACCTAACTTACTTCCAACATCTGGGGACGGCATGGACACTGGCTATACAATTGTTTCTTTTGTCGTTGATTTCCTTGGTACATGGAATTTTGGCTTTTACTTGGGTCCGATCAGTCTCGGATAGGATACACGCATTGGACGAGGAACTCTCTTGACTTGGGTAAAGGAAGTAATACATAACTTTGCCTGTATATTTTGTAACTCTGACTGGTCAATCGCGCTGCGGCCTGGGGAG